TTTTCGTTCGGTCGATCCGGGACGGGGAAGCGGTGATTGCCCTGTTCGAGGAGGAGGATGCAATCCCGGTCGTGCGACTGATCGAGCCGGACCAAATCACAGAGCCGCAAAGCCCACGAGACATCGAGGATTACATTGGCTGGGACGGCCCGTCGGACTGGTCGTTTGGCGTGCATTCTACCGCTGGCGACGTGGAGGATGTTCACGGCTATTTCGTGCAGTGGACGGACAATGCGAGCGATTTCGATTACATGCCGAAGGACCGGCTTTCGTTGATCAAGCTGAATGTTGACGGGAACGTGAAGCGGGGCATTTCGAGTTACTATGCCGTGCAGGAGTACCTGACGAACGTCGGCAAGCTCGAACGAAACGCCGTGAAGGGGGCTGCGATCCTGTCTGCGATTCTGGGTGTCCGGCAACATGCTGAGGGGACGCGAAAGTCGAACGTCGAGGGCATGTTGCAGACGGCAGCTTATCGGCGCTACACGCAGTCGGCGCCGAACGGGAGCCGGACGCGGAATGTCGCCAGGTTGAAGCCGGGGACGTGGCTCGATGTATCGAAGGGGCTGGAGTACAAGGAATCTCCGCTTGCAACCCAGGGAATCGGGCCGGCGTTCGTGCAGATCGACCAAGCGACCCTTCGCACGATTGGCGCCCCCTGGCAGATGCCGGAATACATGATTTCCGGTGATGCCTCGAATGCCAACTACGGTTCAACGATGGTTGCCGAAGCTCCGTTCGTGAAGCGTTGCCAACGGGAACAATCACAATACGGGGGCGATTTCAAAGGGCTTGTCTGGAAGGCGTTGAAAATCGCCCATGCCCAAGGTCGGTTCCGTCGGTTCGGCGTCAGCTTCCGGGAGCTTCGGCAATTCGTTTCGCTTGTCGTGACTGGACCGAGGGTTGCCGCGCGGGATGCAAACATCGAGACGAACCGGCACAAAATCCTGGTCGACAACGGCGTGATGAGCCGGCAGACCTGGGCCGAGAACGAGGGACTGGATCACGAGACAGAGCAAGAGCGAGGGGCTGAGGTTGCCTCCAACACCCTCCCGGCAGCAGGCATACCGATGCCGACGGCGGAAGGGAAATTGGAACGAGCGGCGAGTCTGCTATGGGAGGATTACCCATAATGCCAGACCTGGCCAATCGCAGGGAGCATGAAGCTGCACTTGCTGCCGCGTTGTTGAATGAATTTGAGGCTTTCCGCCGATCCGGGCAACGCAATTCGGCATCAGCATCATGGTCGGCGCTTGGCGTGGCAATTGAGGAAGCCGCCCGGCCGCTGCTGTCTGCGATCTTCCAGGACGCAGCTGCGGCACTGGCGGGCGAGCAGGGAATTGACCAGGCCGAGGGGATTGCGGCTCAAGCTGATGCCTGGGCGGCAACTCGTGCAACCGAGCTTTCCCGGCAGATTGTGGACACGACGATTGAGACAATTGCCGGTCGGGAGTCGCTGGATGGAGTGCTCGGCTCACCTCGGGCCGAGCAGATTGCGATTACCGAAACAACCCGAGCGATTTCCGCCGGCGAGGAACTGATTGCCTTGATCTTGCTGCAGACGATGCAGACCGAATTAGTGCCGATTTGGCACACCGAACGAGACGAGCGAGTTTGCCCAATTTGCCGGCCGCTGCATGGGACTGGCAAGGAAGTCTATGGGCGAGTTTCGCCAAGTGGACCGCCGGCTCATCCGAACTGCCGTTGCTGGCTGGATTACGAGACGAAGCAGAGTAGCACATGAGCACTGAACAATTATTCGAAGTTGTACAATCGAAGTCGCTGAATGTGGATCACGAGAATAACGTGATTCGCAACGTCAAGATTTTGGGCAAGGAATCAGCGAACGGTCGGACGTACACCGGGACCGCAATCCGGGAAGCGGCCGAGCTTTACGAAGGCATTGGCGTCTTCATCGATCACCCTCCCCGGTCGGCACCAAATACGGAACGGCGTGTTAATGATCGTGTTGGTTGGCTCGAGGGCATTTCACTGAAGAACGATGGCCTGTATGGCGACCTGCACGTTTTGAAATCCAACCCGTCGGCGGCTTTGATTTGCGAAGCGGCCGAGCGGAATCCAAGGCTTATCGGCCTGTCGCACAATGCGGAGGGACGAACCCGACGCGAGCGCGGCAAGACGCTTGTTGAAAAGGTGACTCGTGTTCGGTCTGTCGATTTGGTGACTGACCCTGCGACCACGAGAGGACTCTTTGAATCTGAGGAGATTGATCCTATGCCGAAAAAGAAGACCGTTCGGCAGATTGCCGAATCGCTTGACAAAAAGATTCCGGAGGTGAAGTTGTTGCTCGAGGTGACCGAGGAAGGTGCACCGATGGCCGCGGCTGCCGATGCTCCGGTTGAAGCGGCTCCCGAGGCCGGTTCTGCCGATCAGATGAAGGCAGCGTTCCGTGCAGCTGTCATGGCGGCGTTTGACGACGAGTCACTCGACACGAAGGCCACATTGAAGAAGATCGGCGAGGTGCTCAAGGCTTACGAGAAGCTGACGAGCAAGCCGGAGCAAAAGGTTGATGATGCCGCCGGTTCTGAGGAGGAAGAGACTTCCGCGGCCGAGAGCAAAGATCCGGACCTGGCCGCCAAGGTTGCCCGTCTCGAAGCCCGTGACCAGGCACGTGATTTGATCGAGTCGGCCGGCATTGTTCCAGAATCTGCGGACAAGCGGGAAGTGATGATCGAATCGCTTGCCTCGCTCAAGTCCGAAGATTCCAGGAAAGCCCTGTTGGAAACCTGGAAGTCGGCCAAGCCAACGGCCGGTGGTCCCCGTCCTCGGAGCGGGAAGCCGGTCATGGAGTCGAAGGGCGAGGAGCTTCCGGAGACGGCCGAAGACTTCGCTCGCGCCTTGCTGTCCTGACGACGATTGGGACGCTGTTTATTGATCCGCGGACTGCTGCAACTCGAAGGGTTTTGAGATGAACGAAAAGAACGACAAGCCTGAAAAACTCGTGTTCCTTGCGATGCCGGCCGGTGAAGGTCGGCCGAATGTTGGCGCTGCCCAGGCGTTCTATCAATTGGCATCTCAACGAGATGTTCCGTTGATCCAGTTCGCGCGGAACGGTTCGGCCCTCGGGCAAAACTTCAATGTGCTCTGGTCGAGTGCACTGGGGAATCCGAAGGTGACCCATTTCGCCATGCTTCATTCCGACCTGATTCCGTCGGCCTGGTGGCTCGATACGTTGATGGACGAGATGGAGCGAACCGGGGCTGACGTGATTTCGGCTGTCAATGCGATCAAGGACACAAAGGGCCTGTCTTCAACATCCGTTGGCTATCCCGATGACGAATGGGATTATCGGCGGATCACAACGACTGAACTGCAATCGCTCCCGGTGACGTTCGGCATCGAGGATGTTCCCGACAGTATCCGGGCCGGCGGCCGTGATGTGCTGCTGGTCAACACGGGCTGTTGGTTGTGCGACCTCCGCCGGCCGTGGTGGCGAGACACTGACGATTCCGGTTGTCTGAAGTTTCACTTCACGCAGGACGACCGGATCACATACGACGAGCAACAGGGCAAGTACGTTGTCGAGTTTGCCCCGGAGGACTGGCTGTTCTCTCGGATGTGCCATGCCGCCGGCGCAAAAGTGCTCGCAACAACTGCCGTTCGAACAAGTCACGTCGGCACGCGAGGGTTTACTGTTGACCACGCTTGGGGTCAGCTGAAAACCGACAGCGAGGCCGACAATTTTCACAGGATGAAACCCCTGGCAAAACAGGAGATTCTCGCATGAAAGACAGTGCGATTTCTGGATTCCCCGATCCGCTGAACTTTGCTCAGTGGTGGGACTTTTGCGAACAACCGCAAACTCACATTATGCAGCTGAACACCGTCACGGCTCATGCTGATGCTGACGGCGATACGGGTGCAACGCTGCTTGGCGTGATTCCGCGGGCAAGCCGGCTCATTGGTGCTTACCAAATGGTGTCGGCAAACTCCGCGGGGATCGATGCCAACAACACTTCGGCTTGGGTGCTGGCTGCGAGTGGCACGACCATCATCAGCAAGACGCACACCGCCAACCTGACTGACGACGCTGCCGTGGACATGGGCACTCCTGCGGTGACCGACTTGTCCGCTGGCGATTACCTCACCTTGGCGATTACGAACGGCACGAACGCTGACTTGAATTCGGCAGTCTGCCACATTGCCCTGGAACTGGCCGATTACGAGAACTTTCCGGCGTCCGGCCTGAAGGTGATTGCGACGGACGGCGGCACATGCTCCATCTCCGATGGTGTGAAGGGCGTTTGTGCCCTTTCGCCCGGTTCGACCGACAACGACGAAATCTACATGGTTTCGTCGACTGAGACGGTCAAGTTTGCCGATGGTGAAGTGATTGTTGCTGAAGCATACATCCAGTTCACTGAGCAGAACACTGATGACGCAAACGTGATCTTCGGGTTGATGAGTGGCGTTGGGGCGGATGCCTTGATTGATGGTGGTGGCGGTCCGCGTGCAAGCGGCGATTACGTCTGCCTGTGGAAGGTCGACGGCGGGACGGTATGGCGTGCTGGCGTGCAATCGAATGGCACGCAGACTCCGACCACCGATGAGGATTCCGACGAAACGGCTGGCGGAAGTTCGTACCAGCGACTCAAGATCAAGGTCGTTTGCACAAGCTCGACCGAGGCGTTTGCTGAGTTCTGGGTGGACACCGTAAACGTGGCAACGATTCACTTCACCTACGCATCGGCAACCGAAATGCAGTTGATGTGTGGTGTGAAAAACGGCGGCGGGAACGCCGAAACCCTGAACGTCGACTACATGGGTTACGCCGACAACCGCGTTGCCTGAGCGAACCGAAAATCTCAGAACTGACAGATTTTTCCGGCCGCAAGGCCACCGAATAGGAGACTGAACATGCCGCTTATCAATGCCCGCGAACTGCGGAGAATGTATGCGGGGATGGGAAGGCAAAAGTGCGTGACCCATCTCCGGGAATCGCTTCAGGCCAAGCACCTGAAGCCGACGGACTTTTCGATTCGTGACCTGGCCGAATCCCTGATTGTGGATCGTCAGGGTGACCCTATCGGCGAAGAGTTCGTGCGAGCCATGGACCCGCGAAAGAGTGACGGCGACGACATGCAGACCATGCTTGAAGCCGTCGACTCCGCCGCGTTCAAAAACATCTCCGGCCAGCTGATCTACACGACGATGCTGGACGAGTACGAGATGTACATGGCCCCCGTCGAGAAGCTCTACACCAACGAGCCGACGCGGTTCAACGGCGAGAAGATTCCGGGGATTACTGGTATCGGTGACGAGGCCGAGGTGGTCGAGGAACTGAAGCCATACCCGAGTGTTGGCGTCGGCGAAGACTACATCGAGACGCCCGAGACGAAAAAGCGTGGCCTGAAGATCGAAATTTCGAAGGAGACGCTCTTCTTCGACAGGACGAATCTCATCACCGAACGCGCTCGCAAGGTCGGCGAGTGGCTCGGCTTGAATAAGTCCAAGCGGATTATCGACATGGTGCTTGGTGTGACCAACAACTACAAGTGGAAGGGTACGGCATATGACACGTATCAAACCACAACCCCCTGGGACAACGTGGTTGCTTCGAACGGTCTGGCCAACTGGAGCGACATTGACGCCGCGTTGCAGACCTTTGCGGGTCTGACCGATCCGCACACTGGCGAGCCGATCGTTGTCATCCCGACGGCGATCTTGGTTCATACCTCGTTGGCGGCTACGGCCAGGTACATCCTGAACGCGACTCAAATCCGAGTTGACCCGAATGCCAATGCTGGGACGCAGCAATACCAGGCATATGTGCCGAACAACTACATGGTGCCCGGCAATTACGAGGTGATTTCCTCGCCGGTGATTGACGCTCGGTACACGGCCGGCAGTGTCACGACAACCAATTGGTATTTCGGCGATTTCAAACGAGCGTTTTCTTACATGGAGAACTGGCCGGTCCAGGTTGTGCAGATGCCGGCGAACTCTTATGAGGAGTGGAACCGTGACGTGGTTGCTGGCTGGAAGGCCAGTGAGCGCGGCGTCGAGGCAGTTCGCGATCCGCGGCGGACGCAGCAAAACACTGCCTGACGGCCCGATTGATTTGCCTTCTCGTTTCTCCCGGCCCCCGCCGGAGCTTTCGGGTTCCGGCGGGGTTTCCCCAATACCCGACCGCTGCAATAGGTGAGGTGACAGGATGAACAAATATCGCGTTTCTCATTGTGGGGTACGTGAGCCGGAATGGATTGACGCCGAAAGTGAAGAGGCGGCAATCGAAGCATTCCGGGAAAAGCATGGCAAGATCAGGACCAATCACAAATACGATGTGGTTTTGGTTACGCCTTCGGTTCCGGTTCATGGCAAAGCCAAGCCAAAAGTTGTGGCAGAGGCCAAGGCAGAGCAACCGAAGCCGCAAGCTGAGAAGCCGCCGGAGCCAGAGCCGCCCAAGCAGCCAGCGGACGATCCTGGCGACACCAGCCCGACGCTGGACGATCTTGACATCACCGAACGAACGGCCCAGGTGCTTGCATCGAAGGGCCTGACGACGGCAGCAAAGATCGTCGCTTTTGGCGACCTGACAACGATCAAGGGAATCGGCCGTGAACGTGCGGAGACGATTTATCGAGCTTGTGACAAAGCTCTTGGCAAGCCGGATGTTCCGGAGGCTGAGGTGGAAGTTGAAACGGAAACCGAAGTCGACCCGGACGACATCTGAACCCGAGCGGTGACAAATGGCACTGACCGATCTTGAAAATGCGAAGTCTTCCGCGGAAGAACGCTTGGCGGCCGTGATGGCCGAACTGGCGGCGCTGGACGCGACCAAGGCCGGCGGCAAGCCGAACGCGGCAACCAGCGGAATTGACCACCTCGGTTACAAGCGTGGATTGCTGGACGAAGCGAAGACCCTCCGCGAGCAGATCAAACTGCTTCGTGAGTTGATTTCCGAGGAGACGGACGGCAAGACTTGGGAAGTGGTGTCTGAAGCCGACACTTGGTAAGCGGTTGCACGATGGACCTGACGACTTGGGATGATGACTACCAGTACATCGACGGCATTGAAGATGTGTCGCTGTCTGGCAGTTTCACGGATTCTGAGGTCAAGGCTGTTCGCTCGCAACCGAAGCAACCGCCAATTTCCGGCGGTGAAATTGGGATTGATGTTTATGACGCGGTGTTCGATTTGTGGGCCGGGACGTGCGGCAGCGAACCGTTCCCTGGTGACGTGATTACAGACAGTGCGAATACCGCATGGTCGATTCTGGCGGTCACTTCGATGAACATCGGATCGCAGGCGGTACGGTATCAGTGCCAGTGCCGCAAGCAAGTTTCGTGATTGGCGATGATTGGTTTGAGTGGTGGTTTGAGCGATGATTGAGCAAATCAAAGCTGACGACATGCCGGAAGTCATGGGGCAGATGGCGGCCGATTTGCGAGACAATCCATTGACGAACACGCTGGAAGCTGTTGGTGAACTGATTCAGCAGGGCATTGCGGCGAACTTCTACAAAGCCGAAGGACCGGATGGCACGCGATGGGCTGCGAGGAAAGATGATTTGCCGCATCCTGAGTTGATTGATACCGGGGCACTGTTTGCTGCGGCAACCGGAGAGCATACAGCATCGATTTTGCGGGTCCAGCATGGGCGGACGTTGGAAGTCGGCTTGGATAAATCGGTTGATGACGGCGGCATCAAGGGTGCGGCGGTGCACAATTTCGGTTACCCTCCGCGAAAGATTCCGCAACGTGAGTGGCTGTATGCGACGGATGATGTGCTTGATGAGGCGGCGAGGTTGATTGCTGAACGAGGGATCACTGAACTGTTTGTGATATAGGTTTTTCTATGGATCTTGGATTTGGAATTATCGGGGGTGGCAGTTTTTCGCCGGCAAAGGCCTCCCCCTCCCACTACCTCTCCCC